CTGAATCAGGCCGCGATCGACAAGAACCTGGCGAACATCAACGACCAGTTCAAGGATTCGAAAGCCGCTGGTTCACAGGTCGATCTGACCAGTTTCAACAACGCCAAGAACAACCTTGCAGCCATCAGCGAAGAGTACAAAAACGCCCAGAAAGAACTGGAGGCAGCGCAGAAGGCCGGGCTCGTTTCTCAAGCCGACTACGCCCTGAAACGCGAAGCGCAGATCGGCAACGAGCGCGATGAGGTGACTGCGGCCTACGAGGCGGAGATTGCTGCGCTGGAAGCCGCGAAGGCGAAGAAGACCACTTCTGCCGCGCAAGGCATCCAGCTCGATCAGAAGATCGCCGACGCCCGCGCAGGCATGGTCAAAGCGCAGAAAGACGCGGACACCCAGCTCGAAGTTCTGGCCACAAACGAGACTGGCCGTCTCGCCCGACAAGAGCGTGCAATCACCACCTACGTTCAGGCCTTGGCTCAGCAACAGCGAGCGCTGGAGCTGGCAGGGCAGCGAGCCGTTCTCGGAGTCGGGCAGGGCGATCGCCAGAACGCGCTCAACAGTGAGTTGAACAGGCAGCAGGATCGGTTTGCGCAGCAGTCGCTGGAACTGGCAAATCAGAAGTCCGACCCGTCGCGGAACATGTCGGAGGAGGAGTTCGCCCGTAAGTCGCAGGCTCTCGCCGATGCGAACAAGGCTGCCACCGACCAAATCCGCCAGAACTACGCGGACGTTGAGGCTGCACAGGGTGACTGGACCAAGGGCGCAACGTCGGCCTGGGCCAATTACCTGGACTCGGCGAGCAATATTGCCGGCCAGACAAAGACCCTGTTCGGCAACGCTTTCAGCTCGATGGAGGACGCGGTCGTCAACTTCGCCATGACCGGGAAGCTGTCGTTTGCTGACTTCACCAAGTCGATTCTGGCGGATATGGCGCGGATCGCGACCCGTCAGGCCAGCTCTGCGTTGCTGAGCAGCCTCGTCGGCGCAGCCACCAGTTACTTCACTGGCGGTGGTGGCGGTAATGGGCTGGCGGCTGGGTCAGCAGGTGCGACGTCTTCAAATCTCGGCGCGTCCTCGGCAGGTTACTCCAGCACCTACTTCCCGCAGGCGCTCGGCGGTGCCTGGTCGTCGGGTGTGCAGATGTTCGCCAACGGCGGCGCCTTCACCAACAACATCGTCAGCACGCCGACCGCCTTCGGGATGGCCGGCGGCGGGGCGGGTGTCATGGGTGAGGCGGGGCCGGAGGCGATCATGCCGTTGACCCGGACTTCCAGCGGCAAGCTGGGTGTTCTCGCGGCTGGCGGTGGTTCCGGGACTGCAATCAGCATTAGCGCGCCGGTCACGGTGGTGACGCAGGATCGAGGCTCCGAAGGGATGCAGATTGACCAGCAGGCTCTGTCGAGAAACCTGCAATCGCAAATGCAGGCCGTGGCCGAGAAAGCCGTTGCTGACTCTTGGCGCGCGGGCGGTACCAGCTTCCGAAATGCAAATGGGAGGGCCTGATGGCCATTGAGAAATTCACCTGGCCAACCGAGCGCGGGGAAACGCCCGATATCAAGTATCGGGTGCGCACCTCGAAGTTTGGCAACGGCTATGCGCAGAACGTCGGCGACGGCCCGAACAACAAAGAGGACTCCTATCCGGTCACCTGCGTCGGCCAGAAGGCCAAGGTGCAGCAGATCATGGAGTTCCTCGACCGTCACGCCGGGGCAAAGGCGTTCCTCTGGACAACACCGCTCGGCGAACTCGGGCTGTTCACCTGCAAAAATCCAGCTCCCACACCAATGGGCGGCGAGGTCTTCAAACTCACCGCCACGTTCGAGCGGGCATTCCAACCATAAGGGGCAACCATGCCGCTGATCAGTGACATCCAGGTGCTTGAGCCTGGCAGCGAAGTGCTGCTCTTCGAATTGGACGGCACGGACTACGGGGCGGATGTTCTGCGCTTCCACGGGCACGCGATACCGCACACGTCGGCCGAGCTGATCGCTGCCGGCGACAATGCAGACCAACTGCCGGCGAAGGCGATCTACTGGCAGGGCAACGAGTACAGCGCCTGGCCGATGCAGATCGAAGGCATAGAGGCGAACGGGGATGGTACGGCGGTTCGGCCCACGCTTTCGGTGGGCAACGTCAACGGGCGGATCACTGCGCTCTGTCTGGCATTCGAGGATCTGCTCGAGTTCAAGCTGACGATGCGCCATACGCTCGGCAGCTACCTTGATGCTGCCAACTTTCCGGCCGGCAATCCAACGGCAGATCCAACCCAAGAGACGATCGAGGTCTGGTACATCGACCAGAAGACGAACGAGGACGGGGAAAACGTCAGCTGGGAGCTTGCCAGCCCGGGCGACGTCGGCAACGAGTCGATTGGGCGGCAGGCCACGACGCTGTGCCACTGGTGCCTAACCGGCGGCTACCGTGGACCGAGCTGCGGCTATACCGGCGCCTACGTGACCAAGGATGGCGTCGTCACAGATAACCCCGAACTGGACGAATGCGATGCCACCCTGGGCAAGGGCTGCATCCCGCGCTTCGGCGAGGGCAACCCGCTGCCGTTCGGCGGCTTCCCGGCCGTTTCGCTGATCGCACGGAGCTGACATGCGCAAACACATTCTGAACGCGATACAGGCGCACGCGGCGGCCGAGTACCCGAAAGAGTGCTGCGGGCTGCTGCTGGCCGTGGGTCGCAAGCAGCAGTACTTCCCCTGCATCAATGTCTCTACCGAGCCGAACGAAGAGTTTCGAATCGATCCTGAGCAATACGCAGCCGCCGAAGACGTCGGCGAAGTAATCGGCGTAGTTCATTCACACCCGGACGCCACCAGCAGGCCCTCACCGCGCGATCTTGCTATGTGCGAAGCGACTGCGCTGCCTTGGCACATCCTGAGTTGGCCCGAGGGCGATATGCGCACTGTCACGCCGTCCGGCGAGGTGCCGCTGCTGAAGCGTCCATTCGTGCACGGCGCCTGGGACTGCTGGCAGGTCTGCGCCGATTGGTACAAGCGCGAGTGGGGGCTGGAGTTCGAGACCTTCAAGCGCGCTGATGGCTGGTGGGAAAGCAAGGACAACACCAGTCTGTACGAAGCGAACTACGAGGCCGCCGGTTTCTACCGCGTCGACCAGCCACAACGCGGCGACATGATCGTCATGGAAGTAGGGCGGACGGTTTACCCGAATCACGCCGGGATATTCCTTGGCGCTGATCCGGCGTTGCCGGGTGAGGACGCAGCAACCTTCGGCCCCGGACCCTTCCTGCTGCACCACCTGTACGGCAGGCCGTCGGAGGTCATCGTTTTCGGCGGGCCGTGGCTTGATCGCACGCGGCTGATCCTCAGGCACAAGAATGCAAAACCAATTACCTGATGCGGCACGACCGCAGGAGAGTCGTATGAAAAAAACAATTGCAATTAGCGCCAAAAATTCAAGCGGGAAGGTAGCTTGGCTGATGAGGCCGGATGGAAGCTTTTACATCAGCCGACAGGCTGTTGAGGATGCAACCATCCAGCACGTAAGGCTTAGGACTTAGTTTGGGCTTGTTTTGCGGCAAACTCTTCCGAACTCAGTACGACTGGAAGGTTTTTGCCGGGAAAGACAGTTTGAAAAATCTGCAATGGGTAGTAGTCACCCACACCTTGCTGGCGGCAAGCCAGAACTGCCGCGCCAATCCTCGCCAGCGCATGGTCTGGATTGGAAGCTGCCTCAGTATGTGCCAGCGCCAATACCAAATTCGTTAGTTGAGCAATAGCGTGCTCAACGCTAATTTCCTGCTGTGACATTTTGACCTCCAGGTCATAAACGCGCCGAAATTGGCGCAATCCCAGTCCTTGGGCTTGAAGGCAAAGGACTGGGTAATCCCTTGCTCAGGTTGCTTTCAAGCCGTCGTACGGCATTAGGGTGATGTCGACCTGTAAAAGGTGTCCGTCTTCGCCCTTGACGATTTCAAGTGGAACGCCTGGGTGAAGTACTTGGGTTACGACCCATCCACCCGTAAAGATGAACTTCACCTCGACAGGAGTGGGTACGCCTCGAAAATTGAATACAAGCTTTCCTCCGACGGGAGTATTTCTTAGTGATTCGGTAAATTGCTCAGATAAGTCGGCGTTCCGTTTCATATTCGTCCCCTGAACGTGAGGCATTACGCTACTACAGCGTGCACGGTGCCGTTACTGGTGATTCGTACAGCGCAGATCCGGTGTAATCTTGCCGCTTTCCCACAGGAGTGACCTGCATGAAATTGATCGTAGGAGCGGTTACTGCGGTGACTGCACCACCTGCCTCGTCATCGGGGTCGTAAATGGAGCCGTCTCGCCTCAATGAGCTCTTTTTCGAGAACAACTGCGTAACTTCGATGCGGCTCGAAATGTTGGATTTCAAATACAACCTCACACTGACCATGTCTTCCGCCGATGATCCAGAAACCGAGGGTTTGGCGGCTGTTTTTCATGACGTGAGCGCACTGAAGTTAAGCGGTTTTGGTGGCGGGCTAACCCAATTCATGGACCTCGTCGTGACTCGCATCGACAACGGTCTCGATAGAATCCGGTACGAGCTGAGGGATATTGAGGACGAAAAAATTTCGTTCTATTTTTTCACCTTCAGCGTGCGAGACCACAAGGAGTAAATATGCGTATTTTGATAGGAGCGTTGGTGGTAGCGCTTTTGGCTGGGTGTGCGTCGCCCGGCGACGTGAAGAAGAATGACCCGACAATCAGCACATCAAGCGTCAAGTCGGCCAAAAAGTACGCTCTCTGCGTTTTCCCAAAATGGCAAGAGCAGCGCTCAACGGCGACGATGTCTGAAACCGAGAGCGGATATCGTTTGGTGATTGCTACTGACATGATGACCGATGAGGTTCTTGAGGTTGTCAGCGCTGGATCTGGCAGCAAGGTAGCCTTATACCAGCGGATGCCGTGGTCCAAGATGTGGGGGCGTGGCGCGCTGGAAGCCGCAGTCCGCGAGTGTTTGTGACACGATCAAACTAATCAAACCGCCAAATGGCGGTTTTTTTTCGTCAGGAGAAAATTCGTAATGGCGCTTGTAACTTCGAACTCGTCGATGACTACCATCCTTTTATCGGGGCCTCTGGCGAGACTGTTTGGTCGCGCGCATCTGCGAGAACTCAGTAGCAAATCAGTTGGTGAGGCTTTTCAGGCATTGAAGTGCACACTTGAAGGATTTGAGCAGGCGATCAAAGACCTAGACCGGCGCGGGATGCGGTTCGCAATTTTTCGCAATCGGAAGAACGTCGGCGAAAAGGATTTCGGATTGGGTGGCGCTCAGGAAATCCGAATCGTTCCCGTAATTTCAGGCAGCAAGCGCGCAGGCGTCCTTCAAACCATCATCGGCGTTGTACTAATCGCAGCGTCGTTCTTTTCTGGTGGTGCTGGGCCTTCCCTGTTTTCTGCGGGGCTCGCTATGACAGCGGGCGGTGTAATCCAATTGCTCAGCCCGCAAGCCTCAGGTCTGAAGCAAAGCGCTTCCCCCGAAAACTCCCCGTCCTACGCCTTCGGCAGCGCCAAGAACACCACGGCCAGTGGCAACCCGGTTCCGATCTGTATCGGCGAACGCCGGTGGGGCGGGATGATCATCTCAGCCTCGATCCTGGCTGAAGATAAGACCTGACAGCAAAAACCCTCACCCAAACGAGGAGGGATTGGCCCTCCAAGTTGAAGGAGGGCTTTTGATGGGAAAATCGTTTCCACGGATTCGCGCAATTACTTGGAATTTAATCCGCTTTGCTATCTGTGCGATGAAACTTTACGTGAGCCTCAGCGCTTGTGACCAAACCGCCCTTGAGGCGGTTTTTTTATGCCTGGAGGAAAGCATGGGCGCAGCAGCACAGATCGATATCCACGGTGAGAAAGGCGGCAGCAGCAAGCCGAAGTCGCCGACCGAAGCCAGTGACAGCCTGCGCTCGACCAACCTGGCGAAGCTGCTGATCGCCGTGGGCGAAGGGGAGTTCGATAGCGTCCCGACCGATTACGACATCTACCTGGACAACACGCCGATCCGCGATGCCAGCGGCAACTACAACTTCCCGAACGTGAAGTGGGACTGGCGCCCGGGCTCGGTTGATCAGACCTATATCCCGGGCATTCCGTCCGTTGAGAACGAGACGTCGCTGAACATTGAGTTGCGCAGCGATACAGCGTGGGTGCGGTCGATCACAAACACCCAGCTTTCCGCCGTGCGCATGCGTTTGGCCTGGCCAGCGCTTCAACGCTCTGATGATCAGGGTAATGTCGGCGGCTACCGCATCGAATACGCGATCGACGTGGCCACCGATGGCGGCGCCTATCAGCAGGTGCTGGTGGACGCAGTCGACGGCAAAACCACCACGCGCTACGAGCGCTCGCGCCGCATCGATTTGCCGGACGCAACAACTGGCTGGCAGATCCGCGTGCGCCGCCTGACGCCAAATCAGAACACCAACAAGATCGCCGACACCATGCTGGTGGCCGGTTACACCGAAGTGATTGACGCCAAGCTGCGCTATCCGAACACCGCGCTGCTTTA